GGGCGCGTTGAACTCAAGTTCAAAACCGCCGCCTTCTTCACTGACAAGAAGACCGGAAACAAAATCTCCCTGAAGCCCAAGCTGTTCGACGCCCAAGGCAAGCCCATCAAGGGCAAGCTTGTTGTTGGCAACGGATCCAAAGGTGCCGTGAACTGCTCCTACGGCTTCTACTTCATGCCGACTACCAAGAAGGTTGGGATGAGCATGTACCTGAATGCCGTCCAGATTATCGAACTCGAGGAGTACGAGGCTGATGGCAGCGGGTTTGGCTTTGGTGCTACCGATGGTGGCTTCAGCCGCGACGATGCCGCCACTCCTTTCGACAGTGCCGAGACTGAGGGTGCTGATGCATCTGAGGGCGACTTCTAATGGCTTCTCGCCGTGTGAACTGGAAGCAGATCTCACGGTATAAGAAAGCCACCTTCCGCTCTGGGTTCGAGGACAAAGTCGCAGCCGCCCTGACTGCAAAGCACATCGAATATGAATACGAGAAGCACAAGATTTCGTATTTGGTTCCCGCCCAAGAGCATTCTTATACCCCTGATTTCCTCTTGCCGAATGGTATCTTCATCGAAACCAAAGGAGTCTTCGACTCTGCTGACCGGAAGAAACACCTTCTTATCAAGGAGCAGTACGGAGACGCCTACGATATCCGCTTCGTTTTCTACAATGCAAACGCCCCGATCTACAAAGGATCGAAGACCACACATGCCACATGGTGTGACAAGTATGGCTTCAAGTGGGCACATAAGAGTATCCCGGAGGACTGGTTGCATGAGCCTCCAAGGGGGTCACTTTGAAGGAGAAAGTCCAATGACGCAACAAACGAAAGTCCTTGCCTATCTGCAGTCTGGTCGCCGTCTTACCCATGTTAAAGCCTTGGCTGAGTTCAGCGTGGTTCGTCTGGCTGCCGTGATTCACGCCCTGAAAAAGCAGGGGCACGACATCAAGACCAACGTCAAGCGGACGTTCAACAACACCAACTACACCGAGTACTATCTGGCGCAGTAAGCTTCACCTCACCTAACCTTAAGGCATCACAGTCTTCACCGGCTGTGGTGCCTTTTTTTTGTTTGGAGGTTCGATGGAACAAAACGATTCGAACTACCTGTTCAAGGGGCCTTGCGAGATCTGCGGTAGCAGTGACGGGCGTGCCATCTATGACGACGGTCACAGCTTCTGCTTCGCCTGCCCCAACGAGACTGACGCTTACCAACCGGCAGATGACACCGTCCGGAAGGCGCGGCCAGCAAGTGACGTGTCGTTCCTGCAAGGGGATCCCATCGCGCTATCCAAACGTGGGATCTCTCTCGAGACGTGCGAGAAGTACCGGTATCTCATCGGTAAGATGGGCGGAAACCCTGTCCAGATCGCGCAGTACTTCGACAAGGGTGCCCTGGTGGCACAGCATGTCCGCCATGCCAACAAGGATTTCACTTGGATCGGCCAGGGCACCAAGCTTCTGTGGGGTCAGCAACTCTGGCGTCAAGGAGGCAAACGGCTGGTCATCACCGAGGGTGAGATCGATTGCTTGACCATCGCCCAGGCGTTCAACAATCGCTGGCCGGTTGTCAGCATCCCGTCTGGATCCAAGTCAGCAGCAAAAGCCATCAAGGCGCAACTCGAATGGGTCTGTAGTTTCGAGGAGATCGTCATCGCATTCGATGATGACGACCCGGGTCGAGAGGCTGTTGAAGATGTGGTCACCCTGCTGCCCGCAGGCAAGGCAAAGATTATGTCCTACAAGGGGCATAAGGATGCCAACGATCTGCTGCGGGAAGAAGGACCGAGGGTTGTTGGCGAAGAGGTCTTCAATGCCAAACCATGGCGTCCTGACGGTGTTGTTCCAGGGAGTGAAACACTATCCATCATTCTGGAGCGACCTGACCCCGGCCTGGACATCTGCTATCCCAAGCTTTCCGAGAAGTTCTATGGCTTCAGTAAGAAAAGAATCTACCTGTTCACCGCTGGCTCTGGCATCGGGAAGTCAACTGCCATCCATGAGATAGCCTTTGACCTTGCCATGCGGCACCAGCAGACCATTGGGATCCTGGCTCTTGAGGACTCCCTCCGCGAAGCTGTCATGCGACACATGGCGATCCATGCCAACATCCCGCTCTACAAGCTGGATGAACTATCAAACGAAGAACTCACCCGTCTGCACCATGAGATCCTTGGGACCGGTCGGTATCATTTCTACGACCATTGGGGATCCTCCGACGTGGACGTTTTGATGGGCAAGCTTAGGTACATGACTGTCGGTCTTGCCTGTGACTGGCTGGTGCTCGACCATATCTCCATTGTTGTCTCCGGACTGGATGTCGGTGGCGACGAACGGAAGGTCATTGATGTCCTGATGACCAAGCTCAGATCGTTGGTGGAAGAGACAGGGGTGGGGCTGCTTGCCATCGTCCATCTCAAACGTCCGCAGGGAACCGGCAAGACGTGGTCGCAGGGGCGCATCCCGTCCCTCACAGACCTGAGAGGGTCCGCATCCCTGGAGCAATTAAGCGATGGCGTCATTGGCCTCTGGTGCAACCAGGAAGGGGATGAACCGAATGTCAATCATATTGTGGTTCTTAAGAATCGTAAGACTGGCAAGAAAGGCGAAGCGGATACTCTCGAATTTTCCGAGTCTACCGGACGCCTCTTACCTGTCGAGCGTGGTGGAGACTGTGGCTTTAACAAACATGAAGGAGGTTTCACCAGTGATTTCTAATTGGAAATACATCCCGACGTACCGCACCAGACCGGACAATGCGCTGCCCTCTTGTGGCACTCCCTCCTCTGCTGGTGCTGACTTCTGCTCTGCTGATGACATCAACGTCTTCCCTGGGGAGACTGTCCTGGTGGACACCGGCATCACCCTGTCACTTCCGGAAGGATACTTCCTGGATCTGCGGCAGCGCTCCGGATTGAGCATCGAGTATCCCAACTATTTGGCAAACTGCGCTGGCGTCATTGACTCCGACTATCGCGGGACCATCAAGTGCGTCATCCACAACACGACCAAACGCATCTGGCGCATCCGCAAGGGTGACCGGATCGCACAGGGAATCCTGGTGCCGTTCATGGCGATGCGCTTCCAGGTGACTGACACGTTCCCCTCAGCAACCGAGCGGGGAGATGGGGGCTTCGGCTCAACGGGGAGATAACCATGGAGTTTAGAACAACATTCGGACGTGACATTTTCAATCAGAAGTATCCGCTGTTTCCGGGTGAAACCTGGGCCGAGCGGGCGCATACCATTGCTGAGGACGTGTGTAGCAACTGGATGCATCGTGACACCGTGCGTGAGGTTGAGCGTATCATCCGGGAGATGAAGTTCGTGCCTGCTGGTCGGTACATCTACTACGCAGGACGCCCGGTGAAGTTCTTCAACAACTGTTTCAGTTTCATCATCGATGACTCCCGCGAGGGGTGGGCGCAGTTCATGGGCCAGGGGTCCAGCGCCTTGATGTGTGGCGGCGGGATTGGCGGATACTACGGAAACATCCGCCCTCGAGGGTCCATCCTGAAGCGCACCGGAGGTGTTGCCTCCGGACCTGTGCCTCTGATGGACGCCATGAACGGCATCGCTCAGAAGATCCAGCAGGGTGGCAGCCGCCGGTCTGCCTGCTTCGCCAGCCTCCCCTGGTGGCACCAGGACATTCAGGAGTTCATCACTGCAAAGAACTGGTCTGCTGAAATCCAGCGGCTGAAAGCCATGGACTACAATTTCCCGGCACCGTTGGACATGACCAACATCTCAGTTGGGTTCGACGATGCCTTCTTCCAGAATCCTGACATGAACCTGTGGCGTCAGATCGTGACGCAAATGTGCCGTAATGGTGAGCCTGGGATGATGTTCAACCTGGGCGCACAAGCCAACGAGGTTGGACGCAATGCCTGTGCGGAGTTCATCAGTTCTCAGAAAGTGGATGTCTGCAACCTGGGTTCGCTGAACTTCTCAAGAATTAAAGACCTGAATGAATTACAGTGGGTGACCTACCTCGCTTCACAGTTCTTGATGTGTGGCAGCCTGCGCTCCGAGCTTCCTTCTCAGGAGGCACGGGACACCCGGCAGCAGCACCGCAAGATCGGCCTGGGCATCATGGGCCTACATGAGTGGATGCTTCAGCGTGGCTACCAGTACGGAATGTCTGATGCGTTGCGGCAATGGTTGACCCTCTACAAGCTGGAGTCGGAGCGTGGCGCTGATGAGTTCGCCTATTCGATTGGCTGCTCCCCTGCAGAACGCTACCGCTCCATCGCCCCCTCCGGGACCATCTCGATCCTGGCCGGGACCAGCAGTGGCATCGAGCCGATCTTCGCCATTGCCATGCGCCGTCGCTATCTGGTTAACGGTGCAGACTGGAAGGCTCAGTACATCATCGATCCTACCGCTGAAGCAATCGTGAATGACCTGGGTGTCGATCCTGACACCATCGAGACTGCATACACCTTGGCGGCTCATCCTGAGAGACGTATTAAGTTTCAAGCCCAGGTTCAAGAGTATGTGGACATGGGTATCAGCAGCACTCTCAATCTCCCTGATTGGGGATCTGATCTGAACAATGAATACACCGTGCAGTACCTGTCGGATATCCTTCTGAAGTACGCTCCGCAGTTGAGAGGCATCACAGCATATCCCAACAATGGTCGAGCAGGACAGACCATCACCGCAGTTCCCTACCGTGACGCCAAAGAGAATCTCGGAGTTGTCTATGATGAGAACGAAGCTGTCTCTCACCAGTGCAAGTCTGGCGTTTGTTCAATGTAATCAAGCGTTTACAACACTGACTTAGTAGAATCCCCCAGGAGAGGGGCCAGGATGGGCACGACCTCGACCCTTAACCGGGCACTGATCGTGTCGTCCTGGGCATTCTACTGGGTCGATTTTGGAGGAGACATGCTCGATTTCTTATTGGCTGTCCTGCCGTTCATCTTATTCGTCGTCATCTGGGAGGGAAGATAAATGTGCTGCACCGGACGCTGCCGCTACGAAGACTGGATGGGTGACTGTACCGTAAGAAGGGGGCAGCCCTGGCCTGCTGATGCTCACTGCAATGACCCACATGAGGAGGAGGAACCAGATGGTTACGAAGACCTGTGTCAAAGCTTACAAACGTGGGACCAAAGTCCTGATCGATGAGTACACCTATGAGGGTACCCTGGATAGCACCGGGAAGGACACCCTGGCATTCTGGATGGGCGCAACAGAGTGGCTGAATCCGTTCTGTTCGTTCGAAATTCACAAGGAGAAGGATGGGATTGGTGAGTCATTCAAGCTCGGCATCCCACCGGAAGGAGATTTGTTCTGATGACGACACTTTGTTGGTACATGTGGCTGTTTGGTGTGACGAACGAACTGGATGGATCCGTAAATGCGTTGAACACCGAGACGGTGCGAATGGTGTACCAGATCGGGTGCAGAGAAAGGATGTTCTGATGGATCCGTATCAACAAGCTGAAATGATAATCACCGAACAGCAGGAGTTCATCCAGCACTGTGGGCATTCACCAAACGCCTTGGTCATTGGGTCGAGCCTCCTTGGGGAACTCTGGAAAGAATGCCCACGTTTCACCGAAGCCCTTCTGGATTTCGGCGGGACCGTCCACATCAAACACGGTGAGATAACCTTTCAATGGAGGAATGAATGAAAGTCAATGTCGAACGTGTAAGTGCTGGCTTCCTTTGTGGTCGCGCCTGCTGGTTCACCAGCGGTGGCAAGATTCAAAGTGAAGGCCTGGAAGATCGGATGCTCAGAGCGGAGCATAGCCCCATCAGGACCATCATCTACTGGATCGAGATGTACGGCATTCCCTCATATGTCTCGACCCATCTGGTTCGCCACAATATTGGCGTGACGCACTTCGTCCAGAGCAACCGGGACAAGGTTGGCATTAACCGCATGACCCCTGTTAATCACGCGATGCTCATCAATGCCCAGGCTCTGATTAACATGGCGCGGGCGAGACTGTGCAACAAGGCTGACCGTACAACTCAGCGGCTGATGCACATCATCAAGTCTGCCATGTTGTTGGAAGGTGAATTGGTTGGGGGCTACATGGTCCCTGACTGCGTCTACCGGGGGGCCTGCGTTCAACCTCAACCCTGTGGAATGTGTGGAGACTGAGATGCCTATCTACGAATACGAATGTGTC